GTATACCACCCTTATTCTATTATTTTTTAATTTTTTAAAAAAATAAAATAATATAATGGAGTAACTCGTTTAAGGGTGGTATACTATGGCTTCTATGGCAAATTTCAGTTTATTTTTTGCAGCCGGGAAGTTTTAACTGGTTTTTTGCATTAATATATGTATGAGTAAGTATGTTTACCAAATTCAGGGTGCATTGAAAAATGAACACGGACAATTCAAAGGTCTGCGAGTTTTGGTGTGTGATCTTTACAATTTTGACTCGGTCGATGTGCCGGTCGAGGTATTGGACAAAGAAACCGCCAGATACATACAGTTTAGGCTAACGGTGACAACGGATACCATCAACATCCAAAAGTTACCAAATCTTGTACAAAACAAAATACGCGCGCCGTTAGGGCGATGGCTGGACCAGTGGGTCCTAGAAAATTTTTATGGCGATTGCAATAAATCAAAGAGTGTTAACCCTTGAACTGTGGAAGTTAGCCTCGGAACTTAAAGTTGGAGACTGGGTATTTAACTCAGACGGAAAGCCAGTTCAAATTAAACTGGTACAACACTTTGTGTCCCAAGATTGCTATGAAGTTCTTTTTGATGACCACCTTACTGTCTGCGGCGATAATCATCTTGCTTTCCGATTAGAGACCCAAAAATACCGGAATAGACTTCATACCTATAAGGGAGTCCACAAATTCAGAAGGCCACTTAAGCAGTTTAGTGTTTTAGAGGCCCAGGAATGGAAAGATAGGCTATCGCTCCCCACAACAAAACCTATCAGCTTTCCACATCAACCCTTGGCGGTACCTCCCTTCATATTCGGGTTTTGGTTTTTTAACCGTAGGTACAACCAGACCATGATACCACCCCCTGGCATGTCAGAGTTTGTACACCAAAAGTTTAAAGACGCGGGGTATAGGGTCACAACCCACCGAAAAATGAAAACCGGTGAGTATGAGTTTAGGTGCCACCCAAGTATTGAGTCACAATTTTTTGCCAGTATACCAAGAAACATTCCAAACAACTATTTATTTTGCGATGCAGAACAAAGAATTGAGTTGTTGTCCGGAATTGTTCATGGAAAATCAAGACAATACCGGCCAGATAACGATTGGTTTGTCTTTACAACCAGAAACTATGCCCACAGTGGACAGGTTCGCTTTATTATAGAATCTTTGGGTAGTAAGACACACACAAAAGAACACAACCAGGACAAACGAAGAGAAATGTTTTATCAGTCTAGGATTAGACTGATAGAAAATCAGGTATCAAAGCCAATTAAAATTCAATACGGTCGAAGATACATACAACAGATTACACCAATTGCGCCCCAGTCTTGTGTGCACATCGAAATAGATGACGCAAATAACACAATGTTGGTGGGAGAGGGATTTATTTCAGTATGCTGACACAAAAACAAGAACTTACACTTAAGAAGTTCGCAGAGTCACACAAACACTGGCCAAAACAACAGCTTGATTCCACACTGTGGCAAGTTAAGTGGGCCATACAGGCACTACCACACCAAAAAGAACCAGAGGATGGAGAGTATGACACGTTTCTTATGCTTGCCGGCCGCGGATCTGGCAAGACACACACTGCAAGCCATTGGATTGGTATTCGTGCTTGGAAGTACTCAGGCACTCGCTGGTTGGTCACCGCCCCAACCTCTAACGACATACGAGCGACTTGTTTCGAGGGAGATTCCGGACTCCTTAATATTATCCCACCTAGTCTCATCAGAGACTACAACAAGTCCCTCTTCGAAATTACCCTTACCAATGGGTCCATCATACAAGGAATTCCAGCATCCGAGCCAGAGCGGTATCGCGGTAAACAATACCACGGTGCCTGGTTCGACGAGCTGTGCGCTTTTGACTACCTCGATGACGCGTACGATGGTGTCCAGTTCACGCTGCGTCTTAAGGACCCTCGAATCCCAAGAGTCCAGCAGATCATTACCACAACCCCCAAGCCAAAAGAATTAATTGTAGACTTAAACGAGGGTAAAATAGGCGGCGATGTCTATGTAGTTAACGCCAGCTCGTACGATAACAAAGATAACCTCTCTGCTACCTTTTTTAAGCAGCTAGAAACATACGACGGCACCGATATGGGCCGCCAAGAAATTTATGGAGAGATTCTTGACCCAGAGGCCTCTGGCATTATCAAACGCAAACAGTTTAGAATGTGGCCGGCCAACAAACCTACCCCAGATTTAGAGTATGTGATTGCCTCATACGATCCGGCGACCTCTGAAAAGACAATGAACGACCCAACGGCCTGTACGGTGTGGGGAGTATTTGAGCAGCTTGACGCCGGAACGTCCATTATTCTATTAGACGCATGGGATCAGCACCTGGCGTACCCAGAGCTGCGTAGAAAAGTAATTAATGACTTTAAAGAAGTTGTTTATGGCGCAGATAATGACTTTGGAAAAGGTAAAAAGGCAGACCTTATCCTTATGGAGGACAAATCTGCCGGTATTTCACTTATTCAAGAGCTCCAGGGTGCTGGTGTGCCAGTAAGAGGCTATAATCCTGGGCGCGCGGACAAAGTACAGCGGCTAAACATCGTCGCACCCATCATATCAAAGGGAAAAGTATTTATTCCGGAAGACTCGGAGCAAAAGGGAGACTTTGCCCTTTGGTCAAAACGATTTCTTAGGCAAGTATGCTCATTTCCAGAGGCCGGCGGTCACGATGACTACGTAGACTCCCTGTCGCAGGCTTTAAGGGTCCTTAGAGACTCCGGATGGGTTCAGTTAGACCCACTGCCTGCCAGAGACTACGACTACGCAGAGGACTCCGCTAGACGTTTTGTAAACCCATACGCGCAATAAGGGCGGATTTACCCCTTTTATTGCATTAATATTAATAGGACAACCTTAGTTGTCATCAAATTCTAAAATTAAAATAATTTATGGCCCAATCCCCGCAATTTCCTATTCAAGCCGGTAGCACACTCCCCTCGCTAGAGCGAGAGGACGACTTGCATGAGGCTCAAGAGCAAGACGCTGAAATGGAGGCGTACGAAGATGCCTTAGGCCTTGATCCGGATGAGGTAGAGCAGGAAGTTATTGAATTAGAAGACGGATCTGTAGTTGTTAACTTTAAAGAAAAAGAGTCACCACAACAAAATCCAGAGTTTTACAGTAATCTAGCAGAAGTATTTGATGACAGTGTTTTACAGTCTCTAGCAATGGAATACCTGGACTACATTGATGTAGACAGAGAAGCCAGAGAGCAGCGCGACAAACAGTACGAAGAAGGTCTTCGCAGAACTGGCTTAGGTAAAGACGCACCCGGTGGTGCCACGTTTGATGGTGCCTCCAAAGTTGTCCACCCCGTTATGGCTGAGGCATGTGTTGACTTTGCAGCGTCCTCATCTAAAGAATTATTACCACCCGATGGAATTGTTAGATCAAACATCAAGGGTGAGGCAGATAGAATTAAAGAAGAGACAGCCGAGCGTAAAGTAACCTTTATGAACTGGCAGTTAACAGAGCAAGTGCCAGAGTTCCGCGATGAAATGGAACAGCTCTTAACTCAGCTACCACTCGGTGGATCACAATTCCTTAAATGGCGTTACGACTCAGAACAACGTCGCCCTACTTGTGAGTGGGTACCAATTGATAACATTATTTTACCGTACGCGTCAACCAATTTTTATACAGCATCGCGCGTAACTGAAGTTCAAGATATTACAGAAGATATTTTCTTGCAGCGCGTTGAGGCAGGTATCTATCGAGATATTGATACTGAGTATAGCTCAGATGCACCACTTACAGATCAAACTAAGTCACAAAAAGCTAACAACAAGATTGAAGGTAAATCAGAGCCATCCAAAAATATTGATGGTCTGCGTCGTATCTACGAAATTACCTGCTTTATTCGTTTAGATGAAGACAACGAAACAAAAGGCCGACGCGCCCCGTACATCTTAACTATTGATGAGACAAGCGGTAAAGTTTTGGCAATGTACCGCAACTGGGAATGTAATGATGAAAAACTTGAAAAACTGGATTGGTTTGTCGAGTTTAAATTTATCCCTTGGCGTGGAGCTTACGCTATCGGACTACCTCAGCTTATCGGTGGCCTTTCTGCTGCTCTTACCGGTGCTCTGCGCGCTTTACTTGACGCTGCACATATCAACAACAGCCAGACGCTACTTAAACTCAAAGGTGGACGCATTGGTGGGCAGTCAGACAGAATCGAGCCAACACAGGTAGTAGAAATTGAGGGCGCCCCTGGTGTTGATGACGTCCGCAAGATTGCGATGCCGATGCCGTTTAATCAGCCGTCTTCTGTGCTATTTAGTTTACTTGGATGGCTAACAGACGCAGCTAAGGGTGTTGTTACTACCGCCGAAGAAAAAATTGGTGAGGCAAATAATAACATGCCTGTGGGGACAACCCAGGCCTTAATCGAGCAGGGTGCTAAAGTATTCTCATCGATTCATGCTCGTCTGCACCGCAGCCAAGCTAAATCGTTAATGATCATCTCACGTATCAATCACTGGTACCTAGATGAGATGGACAATCAGTCCGGTGAAGAGATTAAGGTTCGTGATTTTGCGTACAACTCAGATGTGCGTCCAGTATCAGATCCTAACATCTTTTCTGAGACACAGCGTCTTGCACAAAACCAGGCACTTTTACAGATGGCGACAAGTGCGCCCCCAGGAATGTTTGACCTGCGCTCTGTATACCGTCGTGTACTGACACAGATGAAAATACCTGCAGTTGACGAGGTACTACCAAACCCATTAGGGGCGCATGAATCTAACCCTGCGCTTGAAAACGTTTCGATGACCATGGGACGCCCTGCTGCGGCCTACCCGGACCAAGACCATATTGCTCACATTAAGGTCCACTTAGAGTACGCTGAAAATCCAGCATACGGCGGCAACCCAGTCATCGGACCATCTTTTGCACCACACGCGCTTGAGCACATCAAGCAGCATTTAACACTGCACTATTTACAGTCTATGCGTTCCTATGTCGCTCAGGCATCTGGCGGTAAAGATATTCTTAATTTACATGAAGAAAAACCATTAGACCTAGAGGCACAGCAGGCGCTTGCTTTGGCGTCACAGATGGTTGACGAAGATGCTAAGACAAACTTAGCTCAATACGTACAAAAAATTCAAGGTCTAGCACAAAAAGTTCAACAGGCGCAGCAAACACAGCAACAGCAAGTTGCCATGAATGACCCAACTGCTGCGGCAATCGTCAAGACCTCTATGGCCGAGACAGAGCGCAAGACTCAAGAGTTCCAGACTAAGATGCAGTCTGATTTACAAAAATCACAGCAAGAGTACCAACTTAAAGTCGCTGAACTACAACAAAAAGTGGCAGAGCTTCAGGCCAAGTACTCCACACAGTCTAGTATTGACAGCCAACGTAACGCCACCGATATTGCAATGGCAAACATCAATAACTCCGCAAAAGAGCGCGTGGCATTGATTAACGCGGGTGTTCAAATGGACCAACAGCAGTCTAAAATTGAACACGAACAGAATATGTCTGCGTTAGAGGCCACCATGGCCTCAGAGCAAGATATTAGGCAGCACGGGCTAGAAGTAAGGCAACAGGCATTCCAGCAACAGGCCCAAACCGTAGCCCAGCAGGCAAAGTCCCAGCAAGATGCGGCGCTGACACAGCAACAGCATGAGCAGCAGGTTCAGCAGCAAACTATGCAGGCACAAAACCAGGCCCTACAGTCCTCACAAGACCATGGCCAGGCACTAGAACAACAGCAGCAACAAGCAGACTTACAACCACCCACACCCCCACAAGGACAATAAGATGGCAATCAAAAAACAAGCTGGCGAAATCGGTTTTCGTCAAAATTATAA